CGTAGTGCCTAATCTGCAAAAGTATGCTGACTACTTTATGTCGTTAGCTACAGATGATGGGCCGTTAGCAGATGCAGGACTTATTCCAAAAGAATAAACCTATACATATTCGGTATACACAAGATTATGTCGGCACAAGAAGATATCCTGTGTCGGCATTACCATACACAAATCAATGGACAAAAAAGAGGAAAGAAGAACATGAGTTTTACATTAAGTTCAAGAAGCTTGAGCAAATTAGAAGGCGTACACGAATCCTTAGTGAGTATCGTAAAAGAAGCAATAACCCTGACTAAGGTAGACTTTGGAGTGATTTGCGGCACCCGGACACACAGTGAACAAGCTGCGTTAGTTCAGTCAGGTGCATCGAAAACAATGAATAGCAAACACATGATACAAGCATCTACAGGTAAGTCACATGCTGTGGATCTTATGGCCTACATTGGTTCAAGGGGAAGTTGGGAATTAAATCTGTATGATGATATTGCAGATGCAATCAAAGCTGCGGCAGTTATACAAGGCCATCCTGTAACATGGGGTGGTGCATGGCACAAGAAACTTAATGATTGGAAAGACACATCTGAAGAATTGATGAATGAGTATATTGATTTGCGGCGTAGCCAAGGTAGAAAACCTTTTATAGATGGCCCCCATTTTCAATTGGAGATAAACTAATGGGATTATGGTTGCCAATAATACTACTATGTTCTGCACCCTATGCAGAAAGTTGTGTAATAATAACAGGAAATGAGTTAGTAAAAACAAAAGAACAATGCTTTGCTAATTCTGTAGCGAAAGCAAAGATAGCTATGCAGAGTCCTACTGTCTTTCAAGCTAAACCAATGTGTCAAGTTGTACCTACTATAGTATTACCAGAAGAAGCAAAAGGAAAAGATATATAATGGCTAGACAGTTAACTGAAATGCAACAACGTTTTCTTGATGTTCTGTTTGAAGAAGCAGGTGGTAATGTTGTTACCGCTAAAAAACTTGCAGGGTATTCTGAGTCAAGCAGTACTAGCGATATTACCAAGGGCTTAAAGGATGAAATCCTAGAAGCGACACAGCTATACTTAGCACGTAACGCACCACAAGCTGCCGTTGCGATTGCAGGTAGTTTATCTGATCCTACACAACTAGGTATAAGAGATAAGCTCTCAGCAGCTAAAGAGCTATTAGATCGTACAGGTTTAATTAAAACGGAAAAAGTACAGGTCGAAGCAAGTGGTGGTGTAGTACTGATGCCACCTAAAAATAATGAAGAGGATTAATACATGTCTTTACCAAAAAATAAAAAGAAAAAAACTAGTACTAAAAAGAAAAAAAAGGGAATAGAGGTTGCAATCCCTTCTTTTAAAAGAGGTTCTAATGATTCAAGAAATGCGTTTATGATTGATAAACTTATGGAAGAACAACCTAATCTTACAGAAGAAGAAGCAAAAGAATTATTTTATTTAAAAATAAGATTTGGAGAATCTCATGGTGATACTAAAAAATTACGTAAAGGTGGCGTTGTTAAAAAGAACTATGTTAATCCAGTCAAAATAGTAAATAATTTAAAAAAGAAAAAATGAACAGATCATTAGGCAAATGGAAGTTACCACAGCCTACCGATATTAAAGAGGATAATGAGTGGCAACCAATACCACGAATAGCTAGAACTATACCCTTTGGATATAAACAAGATGAAACCGATCTTGAGTTACTTGTTCCTATAGAGGATCAACTAAATAAGTTAGAAATGGCACGTAAGTACGTAGACCAGTATTCATATAGAGAAGTATCAAACTGGCTTAGTAAAGAAACTGATAGGTACATTTCTCACGTAGGTTTGAGAAAAAGATTAGAGAATGAACGACAGCGTAAAAACAAAGCTAGAAGCCTACGCAAGTGGGCAGAGTATGCAGAAAAGGCGATCACCAAAGCGAAAGAGATCGAAGCCAAAAGAACAGGTGCAAGCGAAAGTACAGACCACGCCAGTAATTAAAAGAGATGAGGTAAAGGTTCAAGAGAAACACAATGTAGTGTTTAAGCCTAACGAAGGGCCTCAAACTAATTTTTTAGCGAGTGGTGAACGAGAAGTTCTTTATGGTGGAAGTGCAGGTGGCGGCAAGAGTTATGCAATGTTAGCTGATCCACTAAGGTATTTACAACACCCACAATTTAGTGGACTACTTTTACGACATACAACAGAAGAACTTAGAGAACTTGTGTGGAAGTCACAAGAACTATACCCTAAAGTTATACCAAATATAAAATGGTCAGAGAGAAAAATGCAATGGGTTACACCTTCAGGTGGTAGATTGTGGTTTTCTTATTTAGATAGAGAAGAAGATGTATTACGTTATCAGGGTTTAGCATTTACATGGATAGGCTTTGACGAACTTACACAGTGGCCTACACCTTTTGCTTGGAACTATTTAAGATCACGTTTACGTACTGCAAGTTCTGACTTACCTATCTTTATGAGGGCAACAACAAACCCCGGTGGAAGAGGGCATGCTTGGGTAAAGAAAATGTTTATTGATCCTGCACCTGCAGGTAATTCATTTTGGGCAACAGATATTGAAACAAATGAAACACTTAGTTACCCCACAGGACATTCAAAAGAAGGTCAACCACTATTTAAACGCAGGTTTATTCCTGCGAGACTATTTGATAATCCTTATCTTGCAGAGCAAGGTGATTACGAGTCTATGCTCTTGTCCTTGCCTGAACAACAAAGAAGACAACTCTTGGATGGAGATTGGGATATCAAAGAAGGTGCTGCGTTTACAGAGTTTAATCGTGATATACATGTCATCGAACCTTTTGATATACCGACAGCTTGGACAAAGTTTCGGGCATGTGACTATGGATACGGAAGTAAATCTGCAGTTGTATGGTTTGCTATTTCTCCTGACGAGCAGCTTATTGTATATAGGGAATTGTATGTCTCCAAAGTATTAGCTACAGATTTAGCCGATATGGTACTGGAGGTAGAACAACATGACGGAACTATTAATTACGGCGTGCTTGATAGTTCTCTTTGGCATAGGCGTGGTGATACTGGCCCATCACTCGCAGAACAGATGATTCAAAGAGGATGTAGATGGCGGCCATCAGATAGGAGTAAGGGAAGTAGAGTAGCAGGCAAGAACGAAATACATAGACGATTACAAGTTGATGACTTTACAGAAGAACCAAGATTAGTATTTTTTAATAACTGTACAAATATAGTTTCTCAACTTCCCTCAATTCCTTTAGATAAAAAAAATTCAGAAGATATAGACACACAATCAGAAGATCACTTGTATGATGCATTAAGATATGGTATAATGTCAAGACCACGATTTAGTATTTTTGACTATGAACCTAATAAACAAAATCATGGGCATCAGATAGCAGATCAAACATTTGGGTATTAATATGGAAGATAATGACGAAGTTTTAGTTGATGATACATCAATGGCTCTAGAAGAGTCTGAAGATAGTAATATCAAAGTAATCTATCATATAATGGATAAGTATAAAAAGGCAGAAACTAATCGTGAACAAGATGAGATACGATGGTTAAAGTCTTATAAAAATTATAGAGGTTTGTATGATTCCGATGTACAATTTACTGAGGCTGAAAAGTCAAGAATATTTATTAAAGTTACTAAGACCAAGACACTAGCAGCCTATGGACAGATAGCTGATGTTTTATTTGCTGCGAATAAGTTTCCTATTACTATAGAGCCTACAGAATTACCTGAAGGAGTTATAGAAAGTGTTAGTCTTGATCCTCAAAAGCCTGAACAAGTTAAACGTGATCCTAATGAAAGTCCTTATGGATTTGCAGGAGATGGTAAAGATATACCTGCAGGTGCAACAGAACAAACTCTAATGGATAACTTAGGCCCCTTGAGTGAAAAGTTAAAAGATGTAGAAGGGCTAGAGCAAGGGGCAGGGAAAACTCCCACAGCTATAACCTTTCATCCTGCAATGATTGCAGCTAAGAAGATGGAAAAGAAAATACATGATCAGTTACAAGAATCAAATGCCAATACACATTTACGAAATACCGCATTTGAAATGGCATTGTTTGGAACAGGTATTATTAAAGGCCCATTTGCTTTAGATAAAGAATATCCTAATTGGTCTGATGAAGGTGAGTATGAGCCATTATTTAAAACTGTACCTTTAGTATCCCATGTATCTATATGGAACTTCTTTCCAGATCCAGACGCAAACAATATGGAAGAAGCACAATACGTATTTGAGCGACATAAAATGTCTAGATCTCAACTGCGTGGACTAAAGAAAAGACCCTACTTTATAGCTCAAGCTATTGATGATTGTGTTACTATGGGAGAGAACTACCAAAAACAATCTTGGGAAGATGATCTATCTGATTACACTAATTCTGAAGAGATTAATAGATTTGAAGTATTTGAATACTGGGGTATGCTAGATGTAGAAATGTTAGAAGAACATGGTTTAGATATACCTAAAGAACTAAAAGCCTACGATGAAGTACAGGTTAATGCGTGGATATGTAATGATAGATTACTAAGACTTGTTGTTAATCCTTTTAAACCTATGAAGATACCATACATGTCTGCACCCTATGAGCTTAATCCTTATAGCTTCTTTGGTATAGGTATTGCTGAAAACATGGATGATACACAGACTTTAATGAATGGTTTTATGCGTATGGCTGTAGATAATGCTGTACTATCAGGCAATCTACTTATTGAGGTAGATGAAACTAACTTAGTTCCCGGCCAAGACCTTAGTGTATATCCCGGTAAAGTTTTTCGTAGACAGGGCGGCGCTCCCGGTCAGGCTATCTTTGGAACTAAATTTCCCAATGTATCAAACGAAAACTTACAACTCTTTGATAAGGCTAGAGTCTTAGCAGATGAGTCTACAGGCTTTCCTTCCTTTGCACATGGACAGACAGGTGTATCAGGTGTAGGTAGGACAGCTAGTGGTATCTCTATGCTTATGAATGCTGCGTCAGGTGGGGTCAAGACTGTTATTAAAAATATAGATGACTATATACTTAGACCATTAGGTGAAGGTATGTTTAGATTTAATATGCAGTTTGACTTTGATCCTGAGATAAAAGGAGATCTAGAAGTAAAAGCAAGAGGTACAGAAAGCCTAATGGCTAACGAAGTACGTAGTCAAAGGCTCATGCAATTCTTGCAAGTATCCTCTAATCCTGCACTTGCACCCTTTGCTAAGATGGATTATATCATACGTGAAATTGCTAAGTCACTTGATCTTGATCCTGAGAAGGTTACAAATGATAAAGCAGAAGCAATGTTAGCTGCTGAACTAATGAAGAGTTTTCAACAGCAACAACCTCAACCACAAAAGCCACCTGCAGGAGCAAACCCAACTGATCCAACAGGAGCAGGTGGAGGTACTATAGGTACAGGCGTTGCTCCACAACCACAAGAACAAGGATTTACAGGTAATGCACAACCACAAGGAACTCCTCAACCACCTCAAACCCCTATGCAATAATCCAAAGCTATGGGATGCGTTTGTTGAGTATTTAGAATACCATATAGAAAATAACATTAGAGTAATGGAACAAACAGATAATCAAGATCTGTGGCGAAAATCACAAGGATCGTTAGCTATACTTAGAAAGTTGCAATCACTTAGGGAAGAAGTAAATGTTAAAGAAATCTCGTAAGCTCGTTGGCAAACCTACAGGTAGAGTAACTAAAGCAGGTAGACCTGTATTAAAAACTCCTGAAGGTGAAGAACGATCAGAGTATTCTACAACAATTAAGTTAGATAATGGTAAGTATATTAATATCCCCAGTATACATAATGGTAAGTATTATACTGAAGATGAATTAAAAAATGCCGTACAAAATAATCGCATGATTCCTACAAGTGAACATGATTCTGTTGAAGAAGCTATTGAAGCTGCAAAGAAAAGGAGCAAGACATTGAAACAAGGTGGACTACTAAAAGCACATCAAGGCACAATAGTAAATGGTCAGATAGTCTATCCACAGACTTCTCAAGCACCATCTGATCCCAACCCAATAGCTAATCCTTTTTTAACTGATCCTAACACAATTCCACCACAAAAAATGCCGACCTCTACAGGCGGTGACATGGTAAAGCTACCTGAATTTACTAAAAATGATATGGGTGATCCTGCAGTAGATTTTTCAACAGTCAGTACTCCACTTCAAGGAGGAATGACACAAGCACAGTTAGAAGCAGAGGGAAAAGCATCACAACCAATAGGACTACTAGGAGAGAATATTGCAAAAGGATTAGGTGGTGAAGGGGTAGCCAATCCCACTGAAGGTAAACTTGGTTTTGGTGGTGGTCAATTATTTCCTACACAAGGCATTCCTGTAAATACAGCACAACCTATAATGAATCAACAAACTTTATTAGATTTTTTTAATCAAAGTCGAGCTAAACAACTAGAGCAACAACAAAAAGCATTTATAAACAACAAATATTCACAATCAGATTATTTTAAAAACATGCAAGAACAAAGAAAAAAAGCTTTAGATTCTTTTCAACAGTCTGATGCGTTTAAGGAGTATCAAGGATCTATGAAAAAGCTAGATCTAGAAACAGAAATGGGATATGAAGAAGCAAAAAAAGATTTATTACAACAATTAAATCCTATGCCGTTTTTGTCAATAGGAAATGCTATGAATTTTAACAAAGGTGGAGTAGCTATGGAAGAACAAATGGAATTATTTGATGAAGGTGGTATGAAAGATGATGGTGGGGAAAAAGATCCTGTATCAGGAAATGATATACCATCTGGATCAATGGCAAAAGAAGTACGAGATGATGTGCCTGCTATGGTTAGCGAAGGTGAATTTATTTTTCCTGCAGATGTAACACGCTTTATAGGTTTAAATAATTTAATGGAAATGCGACAAGATGCTAAGATGGGATTAAAGAAAATGGAAGCTATGGGTCAGTTAGGTAATCCTGAAGACGCTGACCTTCCTGACGATATTCCATTTGATGCTGCTGATATTCTTATTATGAGTGATATGGAAGAAGAAGAAGTTGAAAAGAAAGCACAAGGCGGTGTATTTGGATATCAAGAAGGAACTGCAGGGCCTGAAGCAGCAGATAAGTATTTTAATATACAGAAAGAAGCAAACAAACAATACGCTAAAACATATGCATATTATAAAAATGATGCAGGTGATATGAAAGCTATACTGACTGACTATAGAGGACAGCCACTTGAACCTGTGCCATCTGGATACAAGCTTATGTTAAATGAAGATGGATCTCCTGTAACAAAAAAACCTGAGAAAGCTCCTGACGATATTGAAGCAACTCAACCTGCACCTGCAGAACAAACATCTAATAATGAGCGTGAGGCTGAACCTGATCCTATGTATTCATCTGAATATCTTGCTGATAAGTTTAAAGGCGATGTGATTACTGATAAGAATGGTAATCCTATTAGCATGACAGAGCAAGGATATAATGCAGTATTAACATCAGCACAAAGACTTGGACTGTCAGCTAATGACTACTTTAGTTTACCTATGTCTGCACGTATGGAGTTAGCAGGAGAAGAAATGAAAGCCTTGTTTGGTGGTACAGCCGATACTAAAAAAGCAAGTGATGTTTTAAGGCAAGTACAAAGTGGTGAATGGAAAGGTGGCAGTGGATTTTTAAGTAGTTTATTTGGCGGTATCTTTGATAAGATTACAGGTTTATTTAGTCCTGATGGAGCTACAGATGAACAAGCAATTCAAAGTCTGGATAAAGCTAAAAGCGAAATTACTCCCACAACTAGCGATGGCGTTACGCCTGTTACGCAAGATATGTATGATAAAGCAGGCATTTATCAAGGCTATTCTGCAACATCAAAGCGAGGAGATGGAATGTATACTCCTTCAACAAAATCAAGAACAGAATCGTTTAAACCAAATATAGGATACGAAACAGCTAGTGGTAGATCAAAAGTTCAAGGAAGTCTTGCTAGTCCTACAAGCAGAACTCGCACAAATACAGGAGCTTCTTCAGAGGGATTTAGAGCAAGTGATCCTAATAAATCTGATTTTACTAGAGATGAAGATAAGCGTGGTAGCTATAGTAGTCAGGGAAAACAAAAAGATGCTATAGATAGAACAGCGGCAAGAAATATATCTAAACAAAAAGATAAACAAAAAGAAAAAGAGTCAAGAGCATATGGTGGATCTGGTTCATTAGCATCTGGTAAGTTTGGAAACAAAGGCATGCTAATAGCAAAACCACCAACAACAAAGAAACCAACACCCAAGAGGAAGACTTTAGTACAAAAGAAATCCTAATTAGCTACTCACATATAGTGACCCTTGAAAGGAGAAATATCAATGGAACAAGCAACTGTGGCAGGTGAAATGCAACCTGAAAAGAAAATGGCATTTACCAATCGAAAGTATAGCAACGAAGAGAAGTTGAAAAAAGAAGAAGAAGAGTTACAACAACTCTTAGATGAACAGAAAGGTGAAGTCAAGGAAGCAGAGGTTGAAGAAGATACTAAAAATTTATCTGCAGAAGAAAAGACATTTAAAAAACGCTATGGCGATTTACGTAGGCATCTTCAGAATAAAGAAAAAGAATTTGGAAGTCAAGTTGATGATTTAAAAAAACAACTAGACGAAGCCACACGTAAAGAAATAAATCTTCCTAAGACAGATGAAGACATAGAAGCATGGGCAAAGAAGTATCCTGATGTGGCAGCAATCGTAGAAACAATTGCAATTAAAAAAGCACAGGAACAAGCTAAACACTTAGAGTCACGTGTACGAGAGATTGATGAGATGCAGTCTAATGTACATAGAGAGAAAGCTGAAGCACAGTTACTAGCACTACATCCTGATTTTAATGAGATTAAGGAAACAGATGCATTTCACGAATGGGCAGATGAACAACCTAAATGGGTTCAAGATGCGTTATATGAAAATGAAACTGATGCTAAGTCTGCTGCAAGAGCAATTGATTTGTATAAAATTGATACAGGTATTGCTACAAAGCAAACAAAGAATACATCCAAAGATGCTGCTAAAAGTGTAATGACTAAAACAACTAAAGCTAGTCCAAACACTGCATCTGAAGGGATGTTTAGAGAATCAGATGTAAACAGTATGTCAGCACAAGAATACGAAAAGAATGCTGATATTATAATGGAAGCTATACGTAGTGGAAAGTTTATATATGATATGTCAGGAAATGCAAGATAGTTCTTGACAATTAGATAGTTATTGATATAACTATAAGTACTAGGTAAAGTGTTACCCGGAAACGACACTAACACTTTATATTCAACAAACACAAAATACTTATGGACTATCCAAATAAGTTTAAGCCGTTTATATCTACCTTAAACTGTTGGCCTCTTTATATAGTTTGTAGTTTGTATCTGTTTTGAAACTACTAAGGAGAATTTAATTATGGCGTTTCAAAAAGCTGCAGGACACGGAAATTTACCTAATGGTAATTTTAGTCCTATTATCTACAGCAAACAGGTGCAACTTGCGTTTCGTAAGTCATCTATTGTTGAAGCGATTACAAACTCTGACTACTTTGGAGAGATCGCAAATATGGGCGATTCGGTGAAAATCATCAAAGAGCCTGAAATCACAGTAAAGGAGTATGCACGTGGTACGCAAATCACTCCTCAAGATCTAGACGATGAAGAGTTTTCTCTTACTGTCGATAAAGCAAACTATTTTGCATTTAAAGTCGATGATATTGAAGAAGCTCACAGTCACGTAAACTTTGGCTCACTTGCCAGTGATCGTGCTGCTTATCGACTAGGTGATCAGTATGACCAAGAAGTACTTGGTTATATGTCAGGCTTCAAGCAAGCAGCTATGCACGGTACTCCTAATGCAGTAAATACCACAACTAACGGTACAGCCGCTGTATCAGGTGCATCCACTGGTGCTAACTTAGTTGGTGCAGAACTATTGGCTTCTATGTCATTAGACGCATCTGACTTTACAAATGCATCTGGATCAGCAGGTTCAGCCAATAACTCTATTGGTATAGAGCCACGTGCAGGTGGAGCAACCGCAGCTAAATCATCAACTGCAGGTAATGCTTTTCCACTACAAATCATAGCACGTATGTCAAGACTTATGGATCAGCAAAATGTTGATACACAAGGTCGTTGGCTTGTTCTTGATCCTGTATTTATTGAAGTTCTAAAGGATGAGGATTCTCGTCTTTTAAATTCAGACTTCGGTGGATCGGGTCTACAAAATGGACTCGTTATCAATAACCTGCATGGGTTTAAGATCTATCAGTCTAACAATCTACCTTCATTGGGTACAGGTCCTGCTACTGTAGGAGGCCCTAATGCTTCTAATATGGGTATCATTGTTGGAGGACATAGTTCAGCAGTCGCAACAGCAGAGCAAATAAACAAGACCGAAACTTATCGTGATCCTGATTCATTTGCAGACATTGTTCGTGGCATGCATCTGTATGGCAGAAAGATACTTCGACCAGAAGCTATCGTAACTGCTGCATATAACTTAGCATAGAGGGGGATATAACATGGCTACAATTTCAAGTCTTTTAAAACCTGCTCATGGAAGTGGTGGTGGTGGCAGACAGCCATATTACCTTGATATGACTATTGATCTTACTGCACAAGCAATCTCTAGTACTGCAGGTGATGTTGTTCAATGTCTTACCATTCCTGCTAACACACGTGTACTACACGCAGGTCTTCAAGTTGTAACAAGTGCAACTATGAACACAGGTACAAATGCTACAGCATCATTGGGTGCAGCTGACGCTGACGAATTTGTTGCTACATTTGATATTGATGGTGCGGCTGATGGTGCTTATGCTCCTTCTGCTACTCCTGCAGGTGATGTAACACTTACTACTGCAGATACTTTGGATGTTACCTTTGCAGGTGATGGTGCAACGTATAGTGCAGGTAAGCTACGTGTTTATGCTGTGATGTTGGATGTTAGTGACATGGGTGACATGACAGCTAATATTGTTGATCGAGATATGTTAGCATAATTAGCTAATACTAGTTAAGGGGGCAGGGAAACTTGCCCTCTTACTGTATATAAAAGGAGAACACTATGGGAATAACAACGGCACTCTGTAATACTTTTAAACAAGAGTTATTGCAAGGTATTCATACATTTGGAACAGATACATTTAAATTAGCTTTAATTAAATCTGGTGAGTCAGGAACATATGATGCAACCACAGCTAACTATTCTGCAGTTACAGGCAATAGTGATGAGATAGGCAACACAGGTAACTATAGTGCAGGTGGTGCAAGTTTAACATCAGTTACAGTAACAGGCGGTTCAAGTGCATCAGTTGCTTATGTAGACTTTGCTGATGTTCAGTTTACTACGGCTACTATAGACGCTAATGGAGCCATCATATATAACTTTTCAGAGAGTAATAAAGCTGTAGCTATTATTAGTTTTGGATCAACACAATCATCAGACAATGGTACATTTACAGTAACAATGCCAGCAGCAGGAACGAGTACAGCAATTATCAGGATTAGCTAATGGCTCTAGTCTTAAAAGACAGAATTAAAGAAACATCAAATACCACAGGTCAGGGTACACTTACCCTAACTGGTGCTGTTGATGGTTTTCGTACCTTTGCCGACATAGGTAATACTAATACAACATATTATTGTATTACTGATGGAAATAACTTTGAAGTAGGTATAGGTACGTATACTGCTAGTGGTACAACTTTAGCTAGAACAACAGTACTTCAAACATCTGCAGGTAATACAACTAAGATATCCTGCACAGGTAATCAAAAAGTATTTGTAACACAGCCTGCAAGTAAAGCTGCATATTTAGATGCAAGCAATGAATTGGTTGTTAATAATACTCCTCTTAGTACTATACAACAAAGATGGACAAAAACAGCTAGTAGCAATCAAACTGCATTTAGTGGAGCTGCAGATAGCAGTGGCCCGACATTAGCTGTCAATTCTACTTCTCACGTATTTTTAAATGGTATATTTCTAAAAGAAACAACTGACTATGCATTGTCAGGTGGCACTACAGTTACGCTTACTGCAGGTGCTACTCTAAATGACATAGTAGAGGTTATTACTTTTACACCTTTAACTACAGCAACTACAGGAATAACTAGTGGTAAAGTTCCTGTGTTTACTAGTGGTGTAGCTGATAATGACTTTCTCAAGATTGATGGTACAACAGTAGAAGGTAGGAGTGCTAGTGAAGTTCTCTCAGATATAGGTGGTCAATCTGCTTTAACATTTGGTATATCTAGTGGCAATGTTCCTACATTTACAAATAGCGTAGCTGATAATGATTTTCTCAAGATTGATGGAACAACAGTAGAAGGTCGAAGTGCGGCAGAAGTTCTGTCTGACATTGGGGGTCAGGCATCCCTAACTTTTGGCATTGCTAACACCAATGCAGTAAAAGTAGATCACGCATCTGTAGCAGATAATGATTATGCTAAGTTCACCTCAACTGGAGTAGAAGGTCGAAGTGCAGCAGAAGTTAGAAGTGATCTTAACGTAGAAGATGGTGCTACTGCTAATTCAGCAGGGAATGCTATTACAATATCTAGTGGTGTTATTAATCACACTGATACAAGCTCTCAAGCATCATCCAATAATTCTGGTCGAACATATATTCAAGATATAACATTAGACACTTATGGTCATGTGACAGGGTTATCTACAGCCACAGAAACAGTTACTGATACCAATACCACCTATACTGGTGGTACAAACATTTCTCTTAGTGGAACAACTTTTAACTTAGATAATGCAATAACTGTTTCAACTTCTGTTTCTTCACCAATTTTCTACACTGGCGTTGGTTCTCAAGCTATTAAACCAAATGGTAATGATTTAGAAATAAGATCACAGTCTAATGCTCTTCACGCTTATTTTGCTAATAGCGGCTACACCTACCTCTATCACAATGGAAGCTATACTTTTAGAACAGAAGCTGATGGTGCTAGAGTTGTAAATGCCTCAAATAATAATGATGGTATTCTTTATTTAGGGAATACTTATGGGTACATATATAATGATATGAGTTCACAGATTTCAATTTATAATGGATCAAACGATGCAGTTATAATTGGTACTCACAATTCTTATACCTACCTTTATTTCAATGGGTCTGCAACTGCTAGAACTTTGTCTACTGGCTTTCAAGTATTTGATTCAGGGAATAATGATGATGGTTATTTATACATAGGAGATAATGGAACTACTTACATTCGGAATGACGAAGATTCTGGTTTTGGTATTTTGAATAATAACGATTGGGTACTGTGGAATGATAACAATGCCCATACTTATCTATACTACAATGGTTCTTATACAATGAGAACTCTTTCTGATGGTATCCAAATAAACAATACTGCTTATGCAAATTCTAATCTTGCATGGAATTATAATGGTAGCACACACCATACCCTTACAAGCAACAATTCAAATAACCCTCACATGAAAGGCTCTGCCACAGGTTCAGCAGGGCTTTTAATAACAGATAGTGCAGGGAACACTCCAACGCAATTATATGCTAATGCTGCTGGGTATGGGTTTTTAGATTCAGCGTGGGGTAGTTGGGATATTCAGAAAGTGCCTAATGGTAATTTATATTTAAATGGCAACGGAACCTATTATCTCAACCCTGCTAGTTGGAGTACAGTCTACGATGTAAACATTATTCGCAACCTTTCTCTCAATGGTAGCAATGGAACTGCAGGACAGGTGCTTCAAACCAATGGAGCAAATGTTGTTCCAACTTGGGTAGATGCAGGGGGTGGTGCTTGGTCACTCGTTAGCAAGAGTACCATAAGTAACGCAAACACTGTTAATTATACTGTATCAGCAGGGGTTTGGTATAGATTTATAATGTGGGGTGTAACTATGGCTAGCTCACAACTGCGTTTGGCTTTGCAACTATCTAGTGATGGAGGATCGAGTATGGCATATTGGTGTCATACCTCTTTTGAGATTTATAATTCTTCTGCTTCTACTAGTAATGTCATAACTGAACACGCCTATATAGACCATATAAAGCTAACTGAACAATATCTTAAGTTAGCGAATACTGGAAATGGTGTGAACTATAATGGTAATGTATTTGAAGTAAATTATTACCAACCTACTTCTGGATCTGGTGAAGAATGTAGAGTTTGGGGATATACTCATGGGTATGGCACTCAAAGGCGAAGAGAGTTTTTCAGGTGTCATGTTATTAACACTCAAAACAACATAAATTACCTACGCTTTGTAAACGAGAATAAAACTACTGCATCAGCTTGGAATCTCTATGGGCAGTGGAACTTATATAAGATGGAGCCATAGTTATGGGAACAATAGATTATATAGAGGATGGTGTCATCATACAGATTGATGAGTCTGATGGTAGAAACCCTGCTAATACAAAAAACAATGAACCTACAGATGCAGAAAGTTTAGCTATAAAAACTGCAGGTCTAGCAGAAATACTAAGGCGAAAAAGAAATCGTCTTCTAGCAGACACAGATTGGATGGCAACTGGTGATCGTTCTATTTCAGACGAATGGAGAACCTACAGACAAGCACTTAGGGATTTGCCAGAAACCACTAAAGATAAATGGCCTTATTTAGAAGATTCAGATTGGCCTACGAAACCCTCATAAGGAGAGAAGATGACAGAGATTACAGAAATAACATTTCAAGATAAGCAATACAAAATAGCTGACTTATCTGACAAAGCCAAAGCTTGTTGGAATCATTTGGTTGATCTTGCAAAGAAAGAACACAACCTACGTTTTCAAATGGATCAAGTAGAAGCAGCAAGAACAACTATTACTCA